GAGGTTCATCACGAACCCGCCGTCATCCATCCAGCTCATCGCATGCTCCTTGTGCAGTCGGTCTCGCCGGCCTCGAGCCATTCGGCGACCGCGTCCTGCGGGTAGAGGATCATGCGGCCGTGCTTCACGAACCGTGGCCCTTGTCCACGGAAGCGGAGTTGGGCCAGATACGCCTGCCTAGTTCTGACCTCCGACGGGGTTTCGGCCCCGAAGAGCCGTGCCACCTGGACGGTGGTCAGCATCTGCGGCAGTCCCATCACGCGCCTCCTTTGCGTGTGTGTTGCCGGACGGCGTTAGGAGAACCGTCCGGCCCTCTCCTGGAATCGGTGTCATCCCGCAGCGACGTGCGGGCCAAATAGTTAGGAGAAGAATTATGAGCGACAGACTCACACTCGGCACCGGAACCGGAGAACCGGTTCACGTGCTTCTTGACGAAGTGCAGGACCGCGCAAGCCTTGAGGAAGACCTCATGGATGCGGCCAAGAACGGTACGGTCGTGACCGTCAGCGGTTCCGTCAAGGGCACCGGCTCGGACACCATCCACATCAATCCGTCCAACGCATTGTGGTGGGCGGTCAACGACGCCCCTGCGCAAAGAGCCGGACGCATTTACTGACATCGCCATTTCGTGGTCAAGCTGCGCGTCGATACGCGGCTTGACCGCTTTCATGTCGTGTTCCGAAAACAGCAGAAGATACGCGGCGACACCGTCATCATCCTCGTAGCGGAACAGTTTGACGCATTCCTCGTCCGGAATCTCGATGTTGAGATCGTTCATTGGATTCTCCTTAGAATTGTTTTCATGAGTGATTGGTTTTTGCAGCACGGCATCGAGCTCGCCGCATTCGTTTTCACGCTCGTTGTGACGATCGTTGGCTGGATTCTCGAGCATAGGAGCTCGAAGGAACGGAACAAGGACCGCGAAGAGGACATCAGACTCCTACGGGAGCGGATTGATGCATCGAATGCCGCGGTTGCGGCGCTTCGTGATCAGGTGCATGCCCTTGAGTCGCAGGCGGATGCCTTGCAACGCCAGGCGTCCATCCAGGAGGATGAGGCGTCCGTTCCGAAGTGGGAACTCCGTCAGGTGCACGATCTCAAGCATTCCGTCGCGAACAACAATCCGTTCGATGCCAGGGACGTGAGGGTCGAGCTTTCGAATGGCAGGAAGTACGAGCTCGGCGACATTTCGCGTGGTTCCGAAGCGAGCTTCATGTTCCGCGAACGTGGAGTGTGGGCCGGTTCTGACGATGATGTGCATATTACTTGGACGCTTCCGGATGATCCGTCCCATCGGTTCTCCGTGATGAAACCGGTCCCTCCGTATCATCGGTCGTGACGCCGAGGATGCTCCCGAGCTGATTGCCGTCGAGCTTCCGCATCTTCGTGTATCTGATCAGGGTGAGATCGTCTCCCGGCAAGTACCACACATGAATCGGGTTCTCATCAAGACGTGCCATCTCCTGGTAGTCCTCCCCGATCAGTTCACAGAGTGCGTGAAACTGTTCTTCCGTCAATTCGTGGACGTCGATTTCAGTGAGTTCCATCGGATTCCCCTTTCAGTTCAGGCGTTGGCGAGCGCCGTCTGCTCAGCCTTTCCAAGCACTTCGCTTGGGTTTTCCCCGAGGCTCAGAGCAATCGCCACGAACTCGGTCAGGTCAAGAGGCCCACCGTTGAGTTTCACGTTCATCGTCTGTCTGCTGATGCCTATTTCGGAAGCAAGCTGTTCCTGTGACCGGTCTGCGTAGCGGGCAAGTCTGCGAAGCTCGTCCGCTGCATTCGTGGCTATCTCCGCTGACTTTTTGTCTTTAAATGAGGTCATATTCGTTATTGTCCTCATTTGAAGTCACTTGTCAAGCGGGAATTTACGGCGTGTCACTAAATAAGGACAAATAGCATGTAGTTATGGCAAAGACACCAAGGGCATGGACGGAGATGGATCGCGCTTCCATGCAAATCATCAGAGAACTTCGTGACAAAGATCCACGCCACATGTCTCTTCGAGCAATGGAGAAAGAAACAGGCATCAGTCGATCCAGACTCGGTGATCTCTTCCACGAAAGAATGGGTTCTCCATCACTTCAGGAATTTGTCACATTGTGTATGCTGTTCCATCGCCGCGCATCAACTTGCCTTGAAGAGGCCATGAAAAGAGCTAGGCAAGAACGTAGCGAAATCATCGAAGCCGTCCGCGTCTACGAAGCCCGCGAGCGCGAGTCCCGGATCACGGATGATCTGGTGGATCGGATCGCCGCGCACCCGGAGGACTATGACGTGGCCGCGAACAGAGATCCGAACGCGCGTCTCGAAGCCGAGACGCCCGATGAGTAGGGTGATGGCCGGACGCTAATTGCTATTATTCATCTTTAAGCGCTTTATCTTGACTAATATTGACTCATAGTTTATGGTTTCTATCAAATAGAATTGTATTTGAGAAAGCGGTGACCTTAATGAGCATGGAATATAAGACTTTGGCGAGACTGTTCCACGCCGACAGGAGCGCGGACTCCTACACCAACCACGACAGGCTCCCCCAAACACGCATC